GTGCGCTGTTTGAAAAGAGCAGAGACTTCACGCCGGACCCGTATTACATACTGCGCAAGACTCAGGATTTTGACGATACCTTCATCCTGATATGCGACTCTGCATTGGCCAGAGGCGAGCGCATGAGATACAAGGACAAACAGCTATACGATGCAGCCATGGCGAGACGCGAGCAGCGCACGCTAAGAGGCATTCCACAGGTCATAATTGAGGTAGAGAAACCGGAAGACATCCTATGAGCGGCGGTAGAGAAGTAATCTTCGGAGACGAGGAAATGAAACTCATTGAAGAGCTGGCTCCTTCACTGAGCAAGGAGCAGCTCGCAATGCGTTTAGGCTGTTGCTACAACACTTTACGCGCAGTATTTGAGAGACAGCCTGAGATGCTTGACGCATACAACAGATCGCTGTCCACTGCAGCCGACAGGATGATCAAGAGGCTTTACGAGAAAGGCCTGGTCGATGGGGATTTCAACTCCATCAAGCTATGGCTGAGCCAGCGAGCAGGCTGGACAGAGAAGAGCCGCACCGAGCTGACAGGCGCTGACGGCAAGCCTCTGGAGGTAGACATGGACATGCACTGGACTATTGAGGTGATGGAGTAATGCCACTGAAGAAAGGCAAGAGCCGCAAAGTAATCAGCCAGAACATCAGAGCGGAGATCGAGGCCGGCCGGCCGCGTGATCAGGCAGTTGCCATCGCGATGAGCAAAGCAGGCAAGAAGCGCAAGAAGAAGGCAACCTACGAATAATGCCAAAAATGCAGCTACCGAAGAAGCTCCTACCGTTTCTGGAGCCTAAGCGCTACAAGATCGCTATCGGTGGCCGCGGATCCGGCAAGTCAATGAGCCTGGCGGATATGTGCCTGCTGGACGCCCAGACCAAAGCAATCAAGATCCTTTGCGCTCGCGAGTATCAGGTCTCCATCGACGACTCGGTACACGCTCTGCTATCTTCGGAGATCGAGCGGCTTGGATTGAAAGGCTTTGAGATCCAGAAGAACGAGATCCTGTTCAACGGCCAGACAGCCTTCAAGTACAAAGGATTGGCAAGGAATCCTGAGTCGGTCAAGTCTTATCACGACTTCGATCGAGTCTTCGTGGAGGAGGCACAGACCATATCTGCGGCGAGCCTGAAGGCGCTCACGCCGACTTTGCGTACAGCTGGATCCGAGGTATGGATGGCGGCCAATCCACGCTCAGCGATGGACGCCTTCAGCCAGAGGTTTATCCAGCCTTTCGAGAAGCAGCTGCGCCGTGATGGGATATACCAAGACGAGCTACACACGATCGTCTGGATCAACTACAGCGACAATCCAGCTTTTCCAGAAGTCCTTGAGGCTGAGCGCAAGCATGACCAGCAGGTGATGTCTCCAGCGCTCTACAGGCACGTCTGGGAAGGCGAATACTACGACGAGGTGGAAGACTCCATCATTCCCGTAGAGTGGTTTGAGGCCGCTCTGGACGCCCATGTGAAGCTTGGCTGGAAGGCTGAAGGCGCAAGGATAGCTGCGCACGATCCATCTGATGAAGGCGGAGACAGCAAAGGATACTGCCTCCGGCACGGTAACGTGGTGCTGGACGTATGCGAGAAGGTCACCGGAGACGTTGCTGAAGGCATGGATTGGGCTCTGGACAAGTGCCTGCAGGACCAGGCGGATTGGTTTGTATTTGACGCAGACGGTCTGGGAGTCTCTCTGAAGCGTCAGGTTGACCAGGCGCTGGAAGGCAAGAACGGCATCAAGTACATCATGTTTAAAGGCTCACAGGCCGTTGAGGATCCCGATTTGCCGTACACCAGCGGCGGGATGGAGCGCAACACGAGCAACAAGGATACCTTCCTGAACCGTCGCGCCCAGTATTGGTGGAAGCTCCGAGACCGTTTCGAGGCTACTTATCGGGCGGTCACGAAAGGCGAGTACGTCGATCCGGAGCTGCAGATCAGCCTGTCCTCATCTATCAACAACATTGACCAGCTGCGCTCAGAGGTCTGCAGGATCCCGCTAAAGCGCAATAATTCTGGTAGAATACAGATCCTAAGCAAGACCGAGATGGCCAAGAAGCCGTATCAGCTGCCGTCTCCGAACATGGGTGATAGTCTTATGATGGCAATGGGGTACTCACCGAAGGCCGTCAACAATCAGGCGGTAAAGATCAACTTTGCGGGATGGAAGAACCATGGCTGAAGATTACGAGATGGACAACGGCGTAGAAGACAAGGATTACGCCGAGGAAGAAGCGACATACGACGAAGGCAAATACGACGATCACCAGTACGTCGTGAACCTGTTGAAAGCCTCACAGGAGGCTGATGCTGACCTGAGAGACAACGCCAGAGAGGCGCAGCTCTTCGTGGATAAGCGTGATGGCCAGTGGGAGCCTTACTGGTACAACACGAACATAGACAAGCCACGCTACACTTTCGACATGGTGAACCCGATCATCGATCAGATCTGTTCCGAGATCGAGCAGGCTGCCTTCGACGTTAAAGTCTCGCCAGCTGGCGGAAACTCGACAAAGGATATCGCCAACACTTACGACGGCATTATCCGTAACATCGAGTCCATGTCCGACGCGAAGGAGGTCTACAGTCACGCGGCCAGAGGCATGGTGACCGCGGGATTCGACGCATGGCGAGTGGTTCACAAGTACGTCAATGACGACTCCTTTGAGCAGGATCTGTTTATCGAGAAGATTGGGAACCCGATTGACCGAGTCTGGTTCGATCCAGCTGCTGAGAAGCAGGACAAGTCCGACTCTCGCTACTGCTTTGTGCTGCACGCTGTTGGCAAGGAAGAGTACGATCGACGCTGGCCAGAAGGCTCAGGACAGTCTGTCGATGAAGGCAGAGACGGTGACGCCTATTATGACAAGGCCGAGTGCGTGGTTATCGGTGAGCTGCTGTACTGCGAAGAAGAAGAGCGCGAGCTGGTGCTGATGTCCAATGGCCAGGTACACGAGGCTGGCGAAGATCTGGACAAGGTCAAAGACGAGCTGGAAGCCTTGGGCGTTACCGAGGTGCGCCGTCGCAAGCGCGTGAAGAAGGAGATCTGCTCACGGTTCTTCGACGCTCAAGGCTGGCTTGGAGACAAGAAGGAAACCGTATTCGGCAAGATCCCAGTGGTTCCCATCTACGGCAATTACAAGATCTTCGAGAATAAGAGCATATTCTGGGGCGCAGTCGAGAAGCTGATGGACTCACAGCGCGTGCTGAACTACTCAGTTTCACGCGAGATCGAAGAGTCCGCACTGGCTCCCAGAGCGAAGTATTGGATGACCATGGCGCAGGCTGCCGGTCATGAGGACCAGCTGGCTACCTTGAACGTAAACTCCGATCCGGTGCAGTTTTTCAACGTCGATCCAGAGTATCCACTGGCTCCACAACAGCAAGGCGGAGCCCAGGTCAATGTTGGGCTCAGGACAATCTCAGAGGCCATGCGTGGCATGATCACATACGCCTCTGGCATGTTCGCTGCGAACATGGGCGACAATCCGCAGCTGCAGTCAGGTATTGCGATCCAGAGCCTCCAGAACAAAGGCGACAACTCCACGATCAAGTATTTCAAGTCTCTGGAGTACGGCATCCGTGCTACTGGCCGCATTCTTGTTGATGCGATCCCGCGCATATACGACTCTGCGCGAACCGTCAGGATCCTGAAGGAAGACCAGACATACGACGTTGCTGACATCAATCAGCGCGTTGTAGACCAGCAGACCGGCGAAGTAGTGACGCTGAATGATCTGTCTGTTGGCACTTATGACGTGACCGTAAAGGCTGGAGCGAGCTTCAAGAACCGTCAGCAGGAGACCATCGAGACCATCATCGAGATCGCCAAGGTTGATCCAAGCATTCTCCAGATCGCTGGTGACGTGCTGCTGGACAACGTGGCCACAGCGTCTGCCCAGCAGATCTCTGACCGCAAGCGTGCCCAGATGGTAGCCGCGGGACTGATCCCACAGAACCAGCTGACCGAAGAAGAGCTGATGGCGATGCAGCAGCAGATGGCTCAAGGCCAGCAGGCTCAGGATCCCGCGATGGTACTCGCGCAGGCTGAGCAGATGAAGGCGCAGTCCGAGATGCTGAGAGCGCAGATCGAACAGGCCAAGCTCCAGAACGAGCAGATGAAGCTCCAGATCGAGGCTCAGAAGCTGCAGGCTCAAACTGTAGGCGATCAGGCAGATAACCAGATCGACGCATTCAACGCTGAAACCAAGCGCATGGAGACTCAGATCAAGGCCCAGCAGGCTAATGCCACGATCGACAACACTGCAGCCAAGACCATGGGCGCTCAGCTGGACAATCAGCAGAAGATGACAGAGATCATGGATGAGGAGCGGCGCAAAGCACAAATGCGCATGATGTCTCCGATGGATCTCATGAGGATCGCCAACGGTGGCTAAGACCGATCAGCAGCTAGCTCAGGAAGAGCTCGCCAGACAAGGCATAGACTACAAGTATGGTGGCGATACCATCATGGGCGCGTTTATACCGACACGTCGGCAAGTAATCCGTCCTGAGCAGAACCAGTTTATCGGCTACGATGACCGTGGCCGTGCGATGATCCAGACCATTCCAGCGCAGTACGGTGAGGCAGAGACCGACTTTTCCTACACTCCTGTAGTGCGTGGCGCAAAGGCCGCTGGATCCTTCCTAAGAGACGTTTTCTTCGGTGATGCTAACGAGCAGGCTCAGGCCGTTCGCGGCGCATACAGCGCTCTGCGTGGCATAGGAGAGGCTGTCCCACAGATGGTCACTGAGCAGGCGCGTGCAGCTGCATCTGGCGGTCGCTACTATGATCCAGAATCAAATCGCATTGTAGAGTTTGATCCTATGGTTGTTATGGGCGGTGGTGGCGCTCCATCTGGATCACTGGCTTCTGGGTTTGGCAGGTCACGAAGCGCACTAGATACATCGAATGCGGCTCGATTAAGAAGAGCTGAACAGCAAGGATTTGGCGATGTTCTTTATCACGCATCTGCGCCGGAAAACCCAATTGATGAGTTTAGACCGAAGTATAGCGATGGTCTGACTTTTCTAACTACTGACAGAGAATTTGCCAATAATTGGTTAGGCAAAGGTGGTTCTCGTGTTGATATTCATGGCGATGACGAGCTATCTAAGTTATATAAGCAAGAACGTCAAAATGTTTGGGACAAGTACGAGTCACAGTACGGTAATTGGGAAAACTGGCCTAAATCTGTAAGTGATGCTTACAATAAAGAAAGCAGTGATTTATATAGGCAATATAGCTCTACTGGATACTCTATATATCCAGTAAGAACTAATGTGCAAAATACATTCGATCCTTCAAAAGATACGGACGTACTTGATGCTCTTATGAGGTTCAAAGGAGTCGATCCTGATAGTAATACCTTAAATTCTGGGATGACAAACAGACAGGCGTATCAGTCAGGTAATTATATCTTGTATGAAAACCCAGAGGTGGTTGGCTTTTTAAAGGATCAAGGATTTGACTCAATGCGTTTGGCTGAGTATTACGATGAGCCAATGTCAACAATAGCTATATTTGATCCCAAAAACATTAGATCGGTAAACGCGGAATTTGATCCAGAGCAAAGAGAAAGCGCAAATATCCTTTACTCAGGCGGCGGAAGGACAGGCAC